TTTTTCGTTGTATGTTCCAACTTGTTCAATGCCTTTTAAAACGTTAGTTCTAATTGCTTGAATTTGTTCAATATACTTTGTAGTATTACCGCTTTGTATTTTATTGTATTCGCTTCTAAATTTATCAATAGAAGCAAGTTCAACTTCGTGTTTTGCTAATTTGACCTCGTTAGCGTTTGATTCCATCTTTGAAATCATTTTTAGAATGTTATTCATTTTTTTCATTTTTATTTATTTTTGATTTGTTCTAACTTTCTTTGCGCCCATTCTATTCCAGCGTCACCACCCCAGCTTAGCCACATTAAACGACCGCATCCATCCCCTAACTCCTTTTGTGAACTTTGTCTATGTCGCTCAAAACTTGCCATTCGTGAAATTGTATCTTCGCTTATATTCTCTCCGTTTGCTAATTGGTTGGCACGGGCTTTTCCTACTGGAGTTCCGCAATCACCCCATCCGTTTTCTTCAGCATAACGTAAAGCTATTTTAGCATTTTCACTTGCTTCTTTTGGATAGTCGTTGTAAGTTTCTAATTTGTATTGTTCGTCTTTTAGTATCAAATCACGAATAGCATTAATCAATCTATCATCTTCAGTTTCTTGTAAACTCATTTCGTATTTATCTACAAAGTAACCCTCAATGCTGAATCCTTTTACTTCACCTGCTTTTACCTTGTTCCAGATTTCATCGTTGTTTACTTTCATTGAAATCATCCAAGTGCCTTTAGGTAAATTGAAGTTATATAATCGACTTTTATCCGTCTTTTCGTCTTCAATAATCCAGCTTTCAACAACCGACATCCCGTCAAGCATTTTCTTTTCGTGTTCTAACGTGGCGTTGTTTTGGTTAGCTCGCATTAAAAATAACTCCGATGCTTTGCGTACTGTTTCCTCACTAAAATAAATATAGAATTCTTTGTCTCCGTTTTTACGGTAAATCTGTTTGTTAGGAACTAAAGCCGCACCCATTAAGATACGCTTTTCTCCGTCTACTTCTTTAAGTTCAACTTCGTGTTTTTTTAAGGCTACAAAATTCTCTTCTATTGCTGGACTTTCAACAACTGAAACCGCATTGATACCGCTTTCGATTTTATTCTCATCAATAAGCAGTTCTATAATTTCCATCTTTGCCATAACTATCTAACTTATAATGTTGCGTTTTGTAACCTATTTCTATCTAAACTTTGAGCCGAAGTAACCTCACCACTAACTACATAAGCTTTTGTAGGCTGTTGTTGTAATGTTGCTAATTGGTTTATCCCGCTTGTTCCGATAGTTTGAAATTGAGGAGCTTGTACCTGACCGCCACCACCTCCACCAGCAGGCGCACCACCACCGCCACCACCTTGCGAACCGCCTTCAAACTTTTGTGATGCAATCTTTGCCACGTTTACTAAACCTGCAGCAACTGCTAAACCTGCTGCAATACCACCACGAACGGGAGACGTTGGGTCAGGAACTGGTAAGAACTGCGAAGCATAAGCACCCGTAGCACTTTGATAAGTATTGATTAATGCGCTTGCAACTTGAGCAGCCTTTTGAACTTGGAATGCGCGTTTGGCTTGTTTCTCGGACTTCTTACCGAATAATTCTGTAATACTTGAAACTATTTCTAAGCCTTGTTGAATTGACTTAACTTTAAATGAGTTAGCTTGCTCGTCTATTCTTTGCGCTCTTACTGCTTGAGCTTCTAAGATTTTTGTTTTTAATTCAGCTGCTTTACGTTCTGCCTCAACTTCTTCGTTTAATTGACCTTGTAAAGTTTGAGTTCTTGATTCACCAAGTATTTTTAATTTATCAAGTTTTACAGTTTCCTGCTTTAAAAGATTGTTATTGTCTTCATCAATAGCTTTACGTAATTTTTCAGCGTTGTTTTCTCTTGCAAGTTCTAATTGCGCACCTGAAAGGTTTTCTAACTTTAATCTTTTATCGAGTAAATCTTTTAATATCTTTTCATCCGTGTTTGCCTTCTTTATTTCAAGTTCTATTAAAGCGTCAAGTTCGGCTTTCTTAGTGTCAACTGTTGACTGACTTCCTTGCTTATCTATTTGTTGAATTGCTAAAACATAACCAGCTCTTTTGTTTTTTAAATCTGTTAATTGCTTTTGTGTTTCTTCTTGTAACTTAATACCATCCTCCTTTACTTGTTCAGGGTCAAATAATAATTTAGCGCCTTTTTCCGCCATTGAGTCAAAGAACTTATTAGCTTCTTTTAATGGTTCTAAATCAATTAATTTACCACCACCTAACGCTTCACTCACATAATTAGCACCTTTAATTAAAAGGTCAATTTGTGCTATCATTGCCGTTACAGGAATTAAAGCAATCTTAGTAATTGCTGCAATAACCTTTTTAGCTATTTCAAAGTTTCTAATTGTTGCTTCTTCTTGAGCTTTAGCCGTAATTTGATTTTGCTTTATTTGTTCTTCTGTAGCAGCTATAACTAAATCTATTTGCTTAATTTTAAGTTGTAAGATTTGCTTTTCTGATTTACCTTGTAATTTTAAAATGTTGTCTTGAGAATCTAACGCTGTTAATTTTTCGTTTTCAATAGTTACATTCTTTTCCGCCTTTTTGTTTAACGCTTCTTGTTCATCACTTACACCGCTAACAGCTTCTTTAATATCGTCCCAATATGCTACAATACTTCCTAACGCAATAACTAAAAGACCAATACCAGTAGCAGCTATTCCAGTTCTAATACCTTTTAAAGCAGTCATAGCAACAGTTCCTAATTGCTTAAATGAATCTTTAGCCTCCATTAAACCTTGAATACCTTGAGAAAGTGCCATTGCAGACTGAACTTTCAGCATAGCTTCTTCTACTGCTTGACCCTCAACACCTATTAATCCAAGTCCGCCTTGAACAGCCTGAAAACCATCTAAAACACCACCAATAGACCTACTTAATGCAGTAAATTTAGCATCAGGATTAAATGCGTCTACTAAATCATTTGTAAACCCAATTTGGTCTTTTAATTCAGCAGCTTTTTGAGCCGCCTTAACAGCTTCCGCAGAAGTTTCTCCATAGGCTGCCGCAACATTCTGTAATTCTTTTACAGCGTCTTTATATTGTTGTTTAAGGGTTTTACTATTATCTTGTATTTCTAACTCAATCGTTCTTTTTTCTGCCATTGTACTTTCGTTTCTGCTGTTTATAAATCTTTTTTAGGCTCGAAGTGTATTCGTGTTTTCCTTTCGCTATGTCGACAATCTCACTTACATTAAAGAAATCATCGGTTTTTAAAAGTTCTAATATTTGTAATATCATTCTTGAGCTATTATTATTGTTGTATATCCAATTGAGCCATTAGCATACGTATAAGTAACGTCTAATTCTATTACTTGTACTGAGCTTTCTTCAGTAATTAGGTTTTGACCTATTTCTGTAATTATTGGGTTCGTGTTTTCGGCTGTTATATTGCTTGTAGTGTTAGCATTCGCAGGAATACAAACTTCTACTAACTGATTTTCTGTTATAGTGCTTGGAGTAATTGTAACACCAACAGTACTTGAAGCAATCGTTGCACTAACTACGCCATTTGGAAAAGGTATATTAACGTCTAAACATTGAGCGTTAGGATCAGGGTTAATTGGGTCTTGAGCAATTAAAGGCCTGAAGTCTAAATATAAACTAAAATTTACTTCACCAGTTGTTAGGTTACTTTTCATTTCGTTTATAATATATCTTTTGTCTCGTATTATAACCCTATCGTTTAATCTAAGCTCTGTTAATAGACTAATTGGTAAAATTGTCTTAACGTTAATTAAACGTTGCTTTAAATCGAATAAATTACTTAGGTAAGGAAAATAATACGTAGCGTATAACCCGTTGTTTATAGTTTCTAAATGTATTATTGAATTGTCAGCCCCAAAGTTTAAACTATATTTCGTGTTTTGGTAACTTAAATCCTGCCCGAATAAAGCATAACTATCAATGTTTAAATTAGTAGTCCCATTATAGAATCTTATATCATGCGGCAAAGAATCACTTGCTCCATAAAAATAAAATAAACAAGGTTTTGGAGTGTATGCGTTATAACTTTCATTTAAGGCATATCCTAATATCGCATATTGATTTGAATTGTCTACGCTTCTTGCAAATAATAAGTTTTCAAATGGGCTTTCTATTACATACTCGCTTCCGTCATAATCAAATTGATATTCTAAGTTTCCGTATTGCTGATTATAAGTTTTAAAATAATTCTTATTTACAAACGATTCGCTTTCTTGATATTTGAAGTTTATTTTCTTGAACAATTTAACACGTTCAATGTCTATTGAATCTAAATCCGTATATTCGGTTATGTCAACAAGCGCACCTTGACTATACCATAAATCTAAAGGTAAAACTTGATAAACGTTTTCTTCTACACCTATACAAGTCATATTAAACTCTAATAAAATACCACGCAGAAAGTCCTCAACTTTCATGTCAGGCATTACGTTGTTTAAGTTTATGTTTCCACTTAACGTGTTCGAAGAAGTTGAAAGAATTGAATAGTTGTTGTCGTATTCAGGCAAATTAGTTATAGGGTCATAAAAAATACCTTGTATCGTATAAACAATAGAATAATCTAAAGTCATTGCAGCACCTGCTCTAACTTTAAACGTTATAATTGAATTTAAACCTGCTGTATTATCTATGTAAATTACAGGCAAGCCACCAACAACATCCGCAGTTAAAGTTCTATTGTAGTTCCCGTCTTGGAAAACATCTATGTAAAATGTTCCTGAAGCACTTTTAGAAGTTACAGAAATTTCTATTTGATGCGTTTGAACGTCTTGTAAATATTGAAGGTTTATTGTGTTATCTAATAAGTCTATATAATCGCTTGGGTCGTAAGGATTTAAACCACCTACAAGCGTATATACTATTGCGTCTAAGTCAATATCCTGAGCTTCACTTACCCATTGATATTCATTCGTGTTTTTGCCCCATAAAAATAAACGTCTAAATCGTTGGTCATTAAAAAACGAACTTTCAAATGTTATTCCGTATTTATTTTCAATAGCTTCAAATATCTTACTTACCTTAACTGCAGGAAAAAGCTCATCATATTGAATAGCGTGTGCGTTTTGTGTTATATCCTGCGTTCCATGATGATATTCCCATAATCTTGAGTTAGCGATTAATGGATAGCGCACATCGTATTCTGTTACTGAATCCGTTATCCTGTCATAAATATTGTTTCCAGTAAAAGCAAATTCTAAACTACTAAAATCTAAGTCTTTTAATTTGTCTTCTCCAAACTTATCTTTTAACGCAAGTATATCGCCATAAAAAGTAATAGTGTAACTTTCTACTTGTCCGTTTTTTACATTCGCCTTTTCGAGCTGTATCTTTCCACGCCTAAAAAAAGTAAGGTCTATTTCAATAAAAGCATCACGTCGTAAATTTTGGTCTATTGTTGGGTTTACATCTGACTGATAAAAGTGTTCAAATATCTCGTTGTTATGAGGCGTAGCAGGAACGGTGAAACTTTGCGAAAAGTCAGTAAATACTTTTGATATATCCGAAATGTTTTGAACGCTTGAAGTAACGTTTATTTGTTCGTCGTTGAATAACTCTACTTGAACACCCTCTATAAATACGCCTACTATCCGATTCATATTACATTGTTAATTGCATTGTAAGCAAATTCAAACTCCATTTGGTAGTTAATCATTTTCGTGTTTATGCTTTTGAATAACTCCGTGCTTTGCGTGTTTAGTTTTACTGGCAAAGAATTAAGTAATATCCTTTCACTCAACATTAACTGCTTAACTATTTCTTTAAAGTCTTCACGCACCCAATCTGTATTTACTTTAATTGTTTTTTTGCCGTTTACGTTAAATGATTTTCTTTGTCCTACTAAAGTGCTGTAATTAGGAAAAGTTCCTTGCATTAAATTATAATCCGTCTTTTCAACGCTTAACGTATCATTAGAAGCGCCGAAAAACCACGTCCTTTGCCAACCTCCATACTTGTTTACAAAGTCGCATACAATCGGAGTATACTTACAGTTTAAATAAGGCTCAAAATATGCAGTATATAAAACAACACCTGACAAAACATAAAATATTTCTAACTTGTTTCCATCTGCATAATAAGATTGATGAACTTTACGAACATCAATTACTGAACTATTGCTTATTGATTGAACTTGAGTTGCTCCAGTTCTTAAATTAGTCCATCTTGCGCTTACTGCTGTTGAGGTTGTAGCTACAGTTATAAAGTTACTTCTATAATCCGTGTTTGTGCTTGGATTAATATTAGAATCATAAGCATAAAAGAAAGTCCCTTCATCATGTAAAATATCGTAGCTTAAAGTTGGGTTATAACCTTGCTCATAATAACCAAACCCATCAAATGCTTTATAGCTTGTAGTGTCTAATAAAGTGTAAGTTGTTCCGTCTAATTTATAACGTTTTACTTGCACGTTACACCATTGAGCTGTTGGAGTAGTTGTATTGTTATTCCAGTTAGTTTGACGTTCATCAAAATTTAGGTATTCACGAATGTAAGGTGAGATATTATAATACGTGTTTACGTTGTTTGAAGCTGGAATTAATTTGCTAAGTGTATATTGAGGGTCTGTTGGAGCTGAACCAGTGCCATTCCAAATTCTTAATTCTATCTTTGAACCTTCTTGTCCAGATTCGGCTATTGTTACTATAAAAGGTGAACGTGCAAAAATACTCATTTTATATTTTTTAAGTTTTGATTTAATATTGAATTTAAAAGCGTTTCGGCGTCTAATCCGTATTTATCTATTAATACATCAGGAAGCTTTTTAAATGCTTTCTCAAATGGCTTAGTAAAGAATAAAGAAGGTTTGATTCCGTATTTTTGTATATGCGCTGCCAAAGCAAATTTAATTCCTGAACGCGAAGCGAATTTTCCACTTTTTGTTCTCGGTGCTAACCCTTTACGAACTACCCATTTATCAAAATGTCTTGGGCTTGGTCTATTTGATAAACCTGATTTATATGAATAATCTGTATTGTATTTTTTATCTGTACCAGAAACTCCTTTATCCTGAAAGTTCCCGTAATCCTCCATGTCAAAGTAAATACCTATTGAGTTAGGAAACTCTTTAACCTCGCCTTGTATTGATTGTGCTAATTTACCAGACGAGTTTTTATTTTGGCGTTTAAGTTCGGCTTTTGCTTCCTTAACAACCTCATCTCTGAATTTCTCTAAAGCCTTTAGAACTTCACTCATCAGCAAATTGTCATTGAGTTAGGAACTAAAATATCTAAGGTCATTGTCCAACCTGCTAAATAGTTTTCAAATCTTTCTGCAAATGGTTCTACTGTTGCGTTGCCGTCAACCATAAAATTATCGCTGAATAAGTCTCCACGTCTTAGACTTTCGTAAAGTCTATTTTGAACAGCAAACATTGTATTTAAAACGTCTTGTTCGTTATTGTCTCCGATAAATATATTCGTGTTTTCGTTCTTTGAAATGTCAACAATATCCATACATAAAATAGATACATTAAAACGAATGATATTATTTTCAATTGAACTTGAATTAACTATCAAATGAGCCAACGGAAAAATAGTTTGCTTAGATAAATCAACCGCAAATATATCGCCTTCAGTAACCGTATTAATAAACGCGTCGTTATCGAAGTGTCCTTTTAAAGTGTCAAGTAAATTATAATAGTTACCCATGTCTCATTTTTCTTTTTAATTCGTTATTCTCTATTTCAGTTCTTTGTCTTTCGTAAGTAAGGTAGGTAAGGCACTTCCGTATTCCCAATTTGGTAACTTCATCAAACTTTGTAACATCTCCTTTAGCGAGTGCATAGATTGAATTATACCATCCCCATTGCTTGTTGAACTGAGCGCGCTCTGAATAGTCGTTTGTAGCTCCTTGTTCTTCATCATCTCCTGCTCCAAAGAGATAAGCGTAGCTTGAACTAAGTCGTTTCCTAAACGATAAAAAAAAACCGAAGCAGCCATTGCAATATCTAACGGAGCGTATTTCATTAGTTCGGCAAATTCATCCGTTCCTGAATAACCCATTATTTCATACGTGCCTTGTTTCGTCTTTTTGGTTATCGGTCTGTATAAAACCGACATTGCTTTATGGAAACTTTCGACCTTACCGATATTATGGTCTAAGTCTACATACTCACCGAAACTCATATCCTCGAGATTAGGAATGAAGCCAAACTCCATACCTTGTATTTTAAATGTTGTTTTGAACTCCGTCTTTTGCTGGAATAGTTCGTTAAAATGATTCGCTAACCCAACAACATCGCTCCATTTAATCTTTAATACGTCTTTCATATTTAAACCGCAGAAAATCTCAATAGACTTTTGTGCTATTAACTCTTCATCGTTTGAACCCTCAACAAGTTTTATAAACTTTTGATAGTTCATTAATGGAATTTCACTTAAACTTGTAGGAATTACTATTTCCGTTGTCATAATTATTTAACTTTATATTTGATAATTGTAGTAAGCTAAGGCAATATCAAACGCTTTCGCTAACATTTGAGTATGTATTCGTATTTTCATAGGATCATCAAACACTATCCTAACCCTAATACCTTTTTTTTCTAAGATGAATTTCTCAACTATGCGCACCATTAACGGTAGGTCATCTGTCATTTATGTAAATTAATGAATAAAATACTGCCCATAATGAGGGTTAACTCCCAACACTTCCATTTCGTGGTAACGGATTGCGTCTATTGAGTGGTTATTAAAGTCGATAGGCTTATTAAGACGAACGCCAGTTTTATCAGTGTCCCAAATGTAACCGCGCAATTCTTTGATTAGATTAGTGCTGTTTGAGGTTACCAAATACTCTTGGCTTTGCATTATTTGAATACCGAAGTTTATTGAGTCTTTGCCTTTTGTTACGCCTTTAATCGTCTTTCCGTATCTTCTTATTTCTTCGATTGACTTAGGTTCTGAGCTGTCCGCATAAATTGGTACGTTACCAGGTAGCACTTTAGCTATGTCGCTGTTTATCATTCCTGTTTTGTAAACAAGTTCGTTTAAGATTCTTTGACCATTCCATGTATAAACTTCAACGGCTGCTGTTGGGTCGTTTGTATATCCAAAGTCAAGTCCTATTCCTATCAATCTCGCATCACTTGGAACTTTGTCTATTTGTTTCCAGTTGCTGAATATAACGCCTTCTAACATTCCTATTTCACCTAAACCATATACACGCCACCAATTACTCCAATAAGTGCTTGTAAGAGCTTTTTCTCTATTCTTTTCTATTTGGTCAATAATTGACTTGTCAAGAGCTTCGTTGTCTTTGTAGGTTAGAATTATAAAGTCTGCATCAGGTTCGTCTTTTAGTTCGGTATGTACCCAGAATTCGCTGGTAGGGTTAAAATCTAAGTAAACAAATTTCTTTGTTCTAATATTAAGCTGCTGGAAACTTTCAAAGTTTACGTTGTTACATTCGTTTATAAATAGAATATCACGCCTTGCACCCCTTAATTTGTCGGGTTGGTCTGCGCTAAAAAATTCAAT